GGGCGGTTGCCTCGAAGCGCCAGCGAGCTGCAGGCGGAGGGTACTGAGGTGAATGACGGATGAGCACGTGGCAGAGGAAGATCCACCGACACGTTCAGGTCTTTGTTCAAAAGACTGTAGGTGGCAATGCACAGTACATGAAAGTGCGTACTGCCCGTATCACCGCGCTAGGCGCTGGCAACCTGATCACCTGCAGAGTTGGGCGGTTTTCATCGCCTTCGACTGAGATCTACACGAACATCGACGAGAGGCAGGACCCGAACGAGAACTTGGTGACGCAGAAGTACATACCTTGCTGAAATGCATTCCTTATTATCTTAGTGGGAGGGTGAAACGCGTGCAGAGCGATAAGTACCGGCCAAGGCATGCAGCTCCGAGTACAGCACCGCGAAGGGTACTTTCGATCGGCATAACCGCACTCATTGCATTGGTCGTGTCGTTGGGCGCAGTTAGCCTGACGCACGAACGTACGACGCTTCCCCCGGCACCGGTCGACCTCGTCGTCCCGTTGGGTCTATCGGGAGCTGACCTGCACCAGTGGTGCGTCGAGCGCCAAGCGGCAGGCACTGCGGGACTGTCCACCAACGCGAAGAACTGGTTACGAGGATGCATCGAGGTAACAAACCCGCTTCCGAGCCCAAGTCCGTCCCCCTCACCCAGTGCATCTCCTACAGCTTCACCCAGTCCTTCTCCGTCACCCAGCCCAACGGCTACACCTACCGCTACGCCAAGCCCGTCTACGTCACCATCTCCGTCGCCGACGGTTACGCCTTCACCCTCACCTAGTCCAACTCCAACGGGCCCTGTGGGTTGTCCGGTAGCAGGTACGAACGTACCAGGCGGGGCGGATCCGTGGGGCGGTTGCTTCCCAGGACCAGGAAACACGGGAGTCCCAGCAGGAACAACGCTGACGAACTACACCGGCCCGTGCGCGTTGACAATCGCGGATACGGTGATTGATTCGAAGATCGTCAATTGCGACCTGAACATCCAGTCGGTTCGTATCGTGATCAAGAACAGCGTGATTCACGGCATGATCGATGGTGGCGAGGGTACCGGCTCGAGCTTTACGCTCCAGGACTCTCTTGTCGACAATCCGGCCGACGACAACTGTCTGTGCGTCGGCTCGGACAACTTCACGGTCCTTCGCTCGGAGATCCGGGGCGCGTACCGTGAGATCTACTGCCGGCGCAACTGCGTCGTGACTGATACGTGGGTCCACGGACAGCAGTTGATCCAGCCACAGCATGCGTCGGGCATTCGGCAGGAGCAGGGATCGAATGTCACGCACTCGACCCTCTCGTGCGACTGGCCGCATCCGGACGACAACACGTCGATGGGTTGTTCGGCTGACCTTGGAGGGTACCCGGACTTCGCCCCTGTGAATCACAATACGTACCACAACAACTTGTTCATTGGGGCCAGTCGAGACCCGAACAACGTGAACCCGCCAGGACCTGGCGCGACGACAGGGTTTTGTGCGTTCGGAGGTAACACCTCCGGCAAGCCGTTCAGCTCAGACCCTACGAACGGAACCTTCCAGGTCTTCACTGACAACGTGTGGCAGCGAGGACAGACCGGCGTGTGTGGTGACTTCGGGCCGATCACCGACTTCAGCACGACCAAGACCGGCAACGTGTGGTCCGGTAACGTCTGGGACAACGGCGGAACGGTCAACCCAGCATAAGGAGCAACCATGAAAGGCCTCGTAGACTTCATCAACGGTCACCTCAAGGCGATCGGAACGTTCTTCGCAACGGCTCTGACGTTGTACTTCACGCTTCGAGCCGACGGCATGACAGCAGGTGAGTGGGAGACACTGATCTTCACTGCACTTGCTGCGGCCGGCGTTACGTTCTCGGTAGCCAACACAGGTCCGTTCGCTCCTAAGCCTCCGGAGCCTCCGCAGTAAGGAACGTAGTGGCCCTCTCCAAGCAGAACTACTTCGACCTAGTCGGGTACGTTCCACACCCGAAGCAGAAGTTGTTCCATGACAGTAAGTCTCGGTTCCGGGTCCCGTGTTGCGGTCGTCGGTTCGGTAAGAGCCACATGGCTGCCCGGGATACCGGAGCCGAGCTCTTCCTGCCAAAGAAGCGGTTCTGGATCGTAGGACCCACGTACGACCTAAGCGAGAAGGAGTTCCGAGTCATTTGGGACGACTTGATCATCGGTCAGAAGCTTGGTCGAGACAAGCGCGTCAAGAAGGCATACTCCAGGCGTAGCGGAGAGATGTGGATTGAGTTCCCGTGGCAGACACGTGTCGAGTGTCGTAGTGCGGATCACCCAGAGAACCTGGTTGGTGAGAAGCTCGACGGTGCCATCATGTCTGAGGCGGCGAAGCACCGTACTGACACTTGGGAGCGTTTCATTCGACCAGCGCTTGCTGACTCGAGAGGCTGGGCGACTTTTCCAACGACTCCTGAGGGATTCAACTGGCTGTACAACCTATGGGCTTGGGGTCAGTCACCTGACCCTATCTACGCCGATTACGCCAGCTGGCAATTCCCTTCCTGGGATAACCCGTATGTCTACCCACTGGGCAAGGATGACCCTGAGATCGCACTTATCAGGGCCACCGTCCTACCCGCCTTCTTCGACCAAGAGATCGCTGCGCTCTTCAACGCGTTTGTCGGAAAGATTTACGACGAGTTCCAAGAGGTAGTCCATGTCAAGCAGTGGAAGTTCCGCCCAGACTGGCCGAATTACATGGCGTTTGACTGGGGCTTTACCAATCCACTCGCCTGCATCGAATTTCAGATTAGTCCCTGGGGCCAAGTGTACGTCTGGAGGGAGCATTACCTTGGCGGAAAGATGCTCGAGGATCACATTGCGATTCTTAAAGGTCGCGAACAGCCTGATGGGTATCGTATTGACCTTGCTTTCGGCGACGCCGCGAGTCCTGAATCGGTTCAAATGGTTTCGCGATACCTCGCTCCATGCTACGCCGACCCTCGATCAAAGTCCGGAACTGCCAAGGTCACCCATGAAAGCATGGGACGCCACTCTGCGCAGTCGGGCTGGCGAGAAGGAGTAGAGCTCGTCAAGTCGTACCTCCAGCTCAAGCAGGTGGGCATTTCCGATGAGTATGGTACGCCTCTTGAGGAACCTTGGCTCTATATTGATCCCTCTTGTGTCAATACGATACGAGAGTTCAATAACTATCGCGCACCTTCGGCTGCGGGTCGTGTACTTCGTAACGTTCGAGAAGACGCCCAAAAGTTCGACGATCACGCCCTCGACGCCATCCGATACGCCTTCATGATGATCTTCAAGCTTGGTGCGACGGACAAGCTGTCCCAGATCTACAGTGCCGAAGACCTCCAGGTTGCGGCGATAAACGCGTACGGAGAGGGAAGCCTGTTCGGACCTAACGAGCAGTCGTACTTCTCATCCACAGACCTTGACCGAATCACAATGTGAGGGTGACATGACGATCAAGCACGACATCACAGTGCAGAAGGGCGCTGCGTTCACCCTCAACATACTTGCTCAGAACGCAGATAGAACGCCCAAGGATCTTACCGGGTACAGCGCCAAGATGCAAGTGCGGCCCGTAGCGGGCGATCTGTCTACACCACTGCTCGACGCTTCGACAGCTAACGGCCGAATCACGATCAACGCTCCAGGCGGAATCGTCATGATCAACGTGCCAGCAGATGTCACGGAGGCCATGACATGGCAGAGTGGCGTATGGGACCTGGAGATCTCTACGTCGGCACAAAACGTAATTCGTCTCGCGGAAGGGTTCGCTTCATTTAGCCTGGAGGTAACAGCATGAGCAACGCTATGCTCGAGAAGGGCCGTGAAGGCTTTCTCGATGGTACACTGGACTGGGACACGCAGACGTTCAGTGCTGCCCTCCTGGACCTAAGCTCTTCCACAGACGTTGGCGTCAAGGCGATCTCGTCTTCGACGAACGCTACGCCGATCGTTGTCACGGCGACGTCACACGGCTTCGCGAACGGTGACCTCGTCTTCATCGACGGTCACACGACCAACACAGCTGCCAACGGCTTCTGGAAGATCGCGAACCAGGCCACGAATACGTTCGAGCTCACCAACCCGGTAACGGGCACCAACGCTGTCGGCAACGGCGTTGGCGGTGCTACGGGCTACTGCGTGAACTACGGACCCTCGGCTGCTGGTGACAACTGGGACGACTTCGATGGGTGCCTTGTGGGCGGCGCCTCTGGCAAGGTCAACCTGACATCTCCCACAGTGACGAGCGGTGTTGCAGACGCTGCCGACACTACGTTCACGGCGATCTCGGGCAACTCCGTCGAGGCCGTAGCGATCTTGCGAGACACCGGTACCGCTTCGACTTCCCGGATGGTCGCCCTGATCACCGGCAAGTTCATCGTCACGTGCGCCGTGCAGGCCGCTGCGTCAGCGACGTCGATAACGATCGACGAGATCCCACCCAGCTACGGCATACCGAACGGTACGGTGCTCGTGTTCTCGAACGGCGCCTCTGCTACGCTGACAGCTGCCGCGAACGCTGGTGATCGATCTCTCACCGTGTCGGCGCTGGCGGCCATCATCACAGCGAAGAGCCGTGCGCTCGCGCCCATCACGGGCTCAGGCCTTCCTGTCACGCCTAACGGTGGCAACATCGTCGTGGCGTACGACAACGGTATCAACCGGATCTTCAAGCTGTAGGGGGTGACATATGGCGAAGCTTGGTGGATCCTCCGTGATGGAGTCGTTCGGCCCTCACGCGCCGAACATTGGAGCTCACTTCAATACCTTCACTACCAAGAAGGACGTCAGCCCTTACCCACTGCCGCGTATTCCGGGTGGGGCACTCTACACCGGAGACGAGATCGAGATCGAGGCTACAGGTGAGGCGTCGTCCACGGCTACGCCGAACCTTACTATCGGTCTCTTCCTTGGTACATCCGACGACGCATCGGTTACAGCTCCGGCCGTCGCTATTACAACGGATATCATCATCTCAGCTGCAACGGCGATCGCTACCGGTGCGGCTTGGCCGTGGCGTCTGTGGTGCAAGGGTAAGATCAACAAGACCGGATCGTCTGGTGTCTTGCAGGTGTACGGTCTGCTCTTCTTCCCCACGTCGCTTACGGCAGTCACCATTACTTCGCTTCCTGCGACTGCGGCAGCACGTGCAGTCGCGATCAACACGACGATCGACAACCGTATCGGTGTGTCAGCTACCTGGTCAGCTTCGTCAGCCTCGAACGACATCCAGGTGTACACCTTGGCGGCGTACCGAGCCAACTAAGACCCAGTCGGAGGTGGTGGGAGGAGGCTGAGACATGGCATACAGCCTTGTACAGAATCCTACCGCTGCCAATGGTGGTGGCACGTCCATTGCCAAGGCGTTCAGCAGCAACGTCGTAGCCGGCAACACACTAGTAGCATTCGCAACAACAGACCCGAACACTACCCACACCTACAGCAGCTCCGGTGATACCTGGACTACCATCGGCCCGTTCTTCAACTCGGTGGCTGGCCAGAGCATTTCCATTGGCGTGTGCCTTAACGCTACTGGTGGTGCGAAGACAGTTACATGTACGTTCGGTGCGACTGGCATCTTCAATGGTATCATCATCGCAGAGTTCTCCGGTACGTCTAGTGGGATCGATACCAACACAGCAGGTCAGCACCTAGCAACGTCCACAACTCCAACCGATTCGACGATGACTATCGGGAACGATAACGAGCTTATCGTATCGTACATCATCCTCGACTCGTCAGGTTCAACAACAACTGCAGGTTCGGGTTTTACGCTCCTCACTCAGGACACAACAGATCTTGCATCGGCTGAGTACCAGGTACAAACTAGTAAGACCAACGTCGCACCATCGTTCAACCAGAGTGTGTCGGTTGCGTCGGGTATTATATCCGCAGCAATAAAGCCGGCCACTGGAGGAACTACACCGCCACCCAACTACCTTCCAGACATTCCAGTCGAAGTCATTTTCCAACTGCTCATAGATCAGCAGAACCGTGTCATATCAAGTACAGCTGGACCTGACCAGACGGTAAATGCAGACGGAATTATAACCGGGGAACAAGTAGGAACACCGCTTATAGCTCCGGTTATAACGGGGGATGGCATTCCCTCGTCAGAGCAGGTCGGTACACCAAGCATATCTGCAACGTACACGATCAGCGCAGACGGAATTGTAACTGGCGAACAACTCGGCAACCCAACAACTGTACTGTTCATAACCGCACAAGGCATTCCAAGTTCAGAACAAGTAGGCACGCCAAGCCTCTCAGTGGCGATTAGCGGCCAAGGTATTCCCACAGCGGAGCAGGTGGGAACACCAACCATTACAACTACATACACGGTCAATGCACAAGGCATACCGAGTGCTGAAGTATTTGGCACCCCGTCTGTCGGACAGAGTGTAACGCCGCAAGGCATACCAACTGCTGAGCAGGTAGGCACTCCAACAGTTTCGGCGACGTACACAATCAGTGCACAGGGAATCCCAAGCGCTGAACGGGTCGGTACTCCAACTACCACACTGTTCATTACCACAGCGGGAATCCCAAGCGCCGAGGTTGTCGGTGTACCTGGCTTCTCGATCATCGTTGCAGTCAACGCGTTCGGTGTACCGTCAGCCGAGCAACTAGGTTCACCGACTGTAACGCCTGGTTCAGTAACAGTTACAGCAGCTGGTATTCCAAGTGCAGAGCGTGCCGGTAGTCCTACCGTTACTGCAGCAGGCGCGGTAATTAGTCCGGCAGGTATTCCAAGTGCGGAAGCGCTCGGCAAGATAAGCATTACGACCGGACCTGTGACGGTAGCAGTACATGGCATACCGACTTCCGAAGCATTCGGGCGTACGCAGGTCAGTCTGGGCTTCATCACCCAGAACATTGCAGCAGCAGGCATCACGAGTGGTGAGAGACTTGGTTCGGGATACGCAGGTGTTCAAGTTGACATCGACATCATCGCTGGCACAGGAATACCGCAGCTCATTTGGGTTGACCGACCCGCTCTCACCTCTAACGTTACACCAGATACACTAGTGAATGTCGACGAGCCAGCTCTACCGGCGGACACTAGTACCCCAACTTTAGTTGTCGAAACCTGATCATTGCCGCCCTGTGGGAGTGAGGAAGACATGGACGCGGAAGTCGACGCGGGCTCGCAGGGCCTCACTGAGTGGAGGTCCGTGCAGCTGGAACAAGTGCTGCGCGAATACGAGCTGGTGGATTTCAACGAAGGTAGTACGACGCTACAGCACGGTCCGTACCTAATCGTTGCGGAGCGTCCCGTCAAGCTGGCGGGCGAACCGAACATCAGCTTGGGTTCGGCACTCGGTGAGTTGGGCTACACGTCCATGAGTCCTTGGACTGCATGGACACGTCAGGAGCTCAACCCTAAGCTTCGAGACAAGCAGGGCATCCGTCAGTACTACGACATGAAGCGCAACGACGGTACCATACGTGGCTCACTGCGTCTCGTCAAGACACCATCGCTGTCAGCGCACTGGTTCATGGTACCGGCGTCTGATAGTACCATCGACAAGAACATCGCTAAGTTCGTTGAGGAGAACCTCTTCGACGAACTGAACGTGGACTGGACGACTCTTCTCCAGGACATCCTGTTGATGTACGACTACGGCTACATGCCGTTCGAGAAGGTCTACACGATCGACCCCAAGACGGGCAAGGCGAAGCTGAAGAAGCTCATGCCACTGCACCCGCTGGACATCCAGGAGTGGGTCTACGACGACCATGGCGGCCCGGCAGGCGTCGTCATGGAACCGTTCGTACCTTACGGTAGCCAGTTCGGTGGCGATAGTATCGTCGATCAGTTCCCTGGCGGGATGTTTAGTACTGGTCCGTTCATCTCGATCCGCAAGCTCGCCATCTTCAGCTTCGAGGCAGAGGCGGGAGACCTCAGTGGCATCTCTATCCTTCGGTCAGCGTATAAGCACTGGTACTACAAGGATACGCTCTACAAGATCGATGCGATCGCGAAGGAACGGCACGGTATCGGGATACCTATCATCGTCCTTCCGCCTGGGTACGGCGACGACGACAAGAAGAAGGCCGACGAGCTGGGACGTAACCTTCGCACTAACGATCGTGCTCACATCGTTATACCTGCGAACTGGCAGGTCATGTTTGCTGAGCTTAAAGGTCAACCGGTATCGGCGATCGAGTCGATCAATCATCACGACATGCAGATCCTCGCGAATGTCCTAGGCCAATTCGTAGGCGACGCAAGCGCGAAGGATCAGATCATCGACGTGTTCTACAAGTCAGTTCGGTACATGGCCGACATGGTAGCGAACATCTTCAACAAGCACATCATCAGGCAGCTTGTCGACTTGAACTTCAAGAATGGTGGATACCCTAAGCTCAACGCTCGACGTATTGGCGAGTGGGATGATCTTCGCACTTTGAGCTTCGCTGTTCGTAACTTCGTTGGTGCCGGTTTGATCACTCCAGACGACACGCTCGAGGCGCAGCTCCGTGAAGAGTCCGACCTGCCTCCGATTGACATGGCGACGAGGCGTCAGGTTCCGACGCCTCAGCAGCCTGGCCAGCCAGCCCCGGGACAACCAGCACCAGGGCAAGACGCTAACGTGCCAGGGAAACCTACGCCTCCTAAGGTGGGACCGCCACGTCAGGCGCAGAAGGCGTCAGTTCAGCCTCCGGCGAAGAATGCCGGCCGTGACGGAGGCGGGTGATAAGTTACTGAGATAGAGTGAATTGTTGATTTCCGGTTTTGACTAATCGATACTAGAACCAGAGGGAGGTACCATAAACAATGGCCCAGTATGGATGGTGGGTGGACACATCGAAGTTCACCCTGTCTGACGACGGCACTTGGGTGCACGCTCTGCCGTTCGGGTCGTACCAGCATCCGCTCCACGGTGAGATGGTCTTCGACGCGGCGAAGCTGTCCGCGCTGGCCGCGAGCGTCACGAGCCATGTGCGTGGTATCGACCCCGACATCGACTACGACCACAAGACCGATCCGGCGAAGGGTAACAAGGCCGCTGGATGGGTCAAGGACGCGAAGGTCGACGCCAACGGGCTCCAGCTGAAGATCGACTTCACTCCGCAGGCTCGCCAGGAGCTGGCGGACAAACAGTACCGATACTTCTCCCCGGAGTTCGCAGACGAGTGGACGGACGCCCAAGGCACAGTGCACAAGGATGTTCTCATGGGCGGCGGCCTCACGAACCGCCCGTACATGAAGAACCTCTTCCCCGTGAACCTTTCCGAGCTCGCGGGAACTCCCCCAACACCACCCACACCGCCGGAGGTTGATGTGGATCTGAAGAAGCTGAGGGAGTCCCTGGGGCTCGCCGAGGCTGCGACTGAGGAAGATGTCCTCAAGAAGTTGACCGAGCACGCAGCCGAGGTCAAGAAGCTGACTGACGAGAAGACGGCACTCGAGGCCGAGGTCAAGCAGCTCAAGGACCCGGCGCCCGACCCGACCAAGGACCCGGAGCTGGTGAGGCTCATCGAGGGATCGCCGGCGTTCGCGAAGATGTTCGAGGAGATGCAGGCCACCCGCGAGAAGAACGTCGCGCTCACCGAGGCGATCAAGCTCGCCGAGGTCAAGAAGCAGATGACCGAGCTGCAGAAGGGTAAGGACTTCGCTGTCGCT